GTATAAGGAACAACCTACTAATAGGAATTTCCTGAACCCTATTGGTTATCTACTCAAATTAGAAAAATTTGAAGGTGTAGACTTTTTCTGTCAGACAGCAAATATCCCCGACGTTTCAATGCCAGTTACGGAAGTAGCAAGTCCTTTTAGAAACTTGCCTATCATTCCCAGCGGTGGTGTAACGTTCGGGGATTTTTCTGTGCGTTTTATTGTTGACGAAGATCTTGTAAACTACAACAGTATTTACAAATGGATTAGAGACAATGGTAACGCAGATCAAATGCAACGCACAACAAAAGAGTCAGAGATTTATACCAACGGACAACTTAACATTGTCACCTCACAATACAATCCAGCATTTATTATCGACTACAGAGATATCTTTCCTGTCAGTTTGTCGGGGTTACAATTTGATGCTACAATGACAGATGTAGAATACATTACTGCTGAAGTTACATTTAAACATCAACAATTTTTTATTCGTGATAAACAATTTAAAACTCTATGAATTTTGAAACTCTTCGTAATAAATTTGACAAATTGAGAGAAGACTGGACAGAAGACTCAGCAGTTGACTTTCAATTTAAGAACAAACAGTATACCACGGATCTAGGGCAACTCGCATTATCGATCCCTTTCCAACATAATAAATACTTAAACCATTACACTGACATTCAGCAGATCAAGACTTCGCTGGAATTTGAGACCCGCAAACTGGTAAAGAATAAGCGTGAGTATTACTCAGGCGAAGCAGACGCTAAGACCTACGCTGCTAAACCATTCGGATCAAGCATTAAGACTTCGGAAAAAATGAGAACTTACCTTGAGGCAGATGAGGAGATCATCAACCTTGAGGCGAAGATCAAATATCTAGACCAGATGCTTTACTGGTTGGATCAAGTCATGCGTCAAATTTCTAATAGAGGTTTTCAGGTCAAGAGTGCCATTGAGTGGGAGAAATTCGTTAATGGACAATGATGACCACCCTCAGTATTAAAAAGAAAAACGAAGTATACGTTACCATTCAATCTGCTGAGCCACATGTACATCAGGAGCTCTCAGATTATTTTTCGTTTGAAGTTCCTGAAGCAAAGTTCCTGAAGAAGAACCCCAGATACAAATACTGGGATGGAACTATTCGTCTGTACTCTCCTGGTACGGGCGACCTTTATGGTGGTCTAATGAAGCACCTACAAGTGTGGGCTGACGAGCGACAATATAAAGTCAAGTATGAAATGAATGACTGGTATGGAGAAGTCAGAGAAACTAACGACTTTGTTTCATACGCAGGCATTGAAACATTTATGAATAAAATTACACGATCTGAAATCAAACCAAGAGTGTATCAGTATCGTGCTGTTTACGAAGCTATAAAAAATAATAGAAAGTTACTTCTTTCTCCTACGGGCAGCGGAAAGAGTTTGATGATCTATTCCCTCGTCAGATACTATACTGCTACCAACAAGAAAACGCTCATCATCGTTCCTACTACGTCCTTGGTAGAACAGATGGTCAATGACTTTAATGACTACGGGTGGAATGCTGACGATCATGTGCATAAGATATATTCCGGCAAGGATAAAAATACGGATAAACCAATTATTATATCAACCTGGCAATCCATCTACAAGTTCCCAAAAAGATACTTTGATGATATTGATTGTGTTATCGGTGATGAAGCACACCTGTTTAAATCAAAATCCCTCACGGGAATTATGACTAAACTACACAATGCCAAGTATAGGTTTGGTTTTACTGGAACCCTAGACGGGAGTAAAACTCACAAGTGGGTGTTGGAAGGATTGTTTGGTGATTGCGAACAAGTTACTAAAACAGACAGTTTAATTAAGGAAGGTTATCTTTCTAAATTTAGGATCAAAATCCTACTTTGTAAACATGCTCCGCAACACTTTGAATCATATCATGAGGAGATTGATTACCTAGTAGAGCATCGTGGTAGAAATAATCTGATTAAAAATTTAGTAAAAGATATTGAAGGAAACACTCTTGTGTTATTTAACTATATCGAGAAGCACGGTGAACCACTTTTGGAATTGATAAATAGCACCATAGACCCCGAGCGAAAAGTATTTTTTGTTCACGGTGGTACTGATGTAGAAGATAGAGAACAAGTACGCCAACTTACTGAAACTGAGAACAATGCTGTAATCATTGCTTCTTACGGAACGTTCTCTACAGGTATCAACATCAAACGATTACACAATATTATTTTTGCTTCCCCTAGTAAGTCTCGCATTCGTAACCTCCAATCTATCGGACGTGTTCTCAGGAAAGGCGAAGGTAAAGATATAGCAACCTTATACGATATCGCTGATGATATTGGCGGTCAGAATTATACCCTTAGACATTTGAATGAACGAGTTAACATTTACAATGAAGAGAACTTTAAGTATGAGGTTATAAAAGTAAACCTTAGAGCAAATTAAATATGGAAGAAGAATTCTATGCAACTATTAAATTAGTATCAGGTGAAGAATTAGTATCTAAAGTATGTTATCTTACTGAAGAAGACAAGGTTATGTTAGAGAGACCTCTTATAGTTGAAAATTCTAAACAAAGAAAAGGTCAGTTAGAAGTAACAGGCTTTGCTTTAAAAGAATGGATCTCTGCTACATTTGATAATATGTTTGTTATTAACAGAGATCATGTATTAACTATGGTTGAAATTGAAGGAGAAATTGTTGACTTCTATGAAAAAACTCTTCTCCGTATGGAGACTGGAAAGTCTTTAGCAGGTAGAGGAAATAAAATACCCAGAGGATCTGGATACCTAGGTTCAGTAAAGGAAATGAAAAAATCTTTAGAAGATCTATTTAATAAAAGCTAAGAGCTACAACTTCTCTTGAACCCTAACAGAGTCATCCTACTCAGGTTCTGAGGATTTGTCAACCCCCCTTTGACAGATCACTAACAAAGTGGTATACTTGATATATGATTATGTAAGACAAACCGTGGCATACACAGTAATGGCAAAACGAAAGCAAACCGAATACTACGTTAATAACAAAGAGTTTCTCGCTGCTATTACTGAGTATCGAGACAAAGTTATTAAAGCAAAAGAACAAGAAAAACCTCGACCGCGTGTCACGAATTATATTGGCGAGTGTTTCCTTAAGATCGCTACACATCTATCATACAAACCAAACTTTGTCAATTACATGTTCCGTGAGGATATGATCTGTGACGGCATTGAGAATTGCCTACAGTATATCGACAACTTCAATCCAGAGAAATCCCAGAACCCGTTTGCTTACTTCACTCAGATTATCTACTACGCTTTCTTGCGTCGTATCCAGAAAGAGAAAAAGCAACTAGAAATTAAAAGTAAAATTCTAGAACGATCAGGACATGATGAAGTCATGCACACTGATTCTTACGATGGTACAATGACAGGTATGAACGCATCGTATTCTGACATGGGTAGTATCAAAGAAAACATTGAGACAAGAATGAACCGATGAATTATGAATGGTATGAAACTCCCTATGGAAAATTCCGTGTTGAAAAGAAACAGTTTGGAACGTGGACTAGCTTTGGTGAGGATGGCGAGGGAATCGTCACAGGCGGTACGAGGGAATCTGTCATGGAAGGAACGCCATTCCACTTGGAAGGTGTCGCTACTAACTGGGCAAACTGCAAATACTCAGCACGATATGATGGGACAGTGAGCGGTAAATTATGAAGATTGCTTTAATTACAGATCAACATCTTGATGGACGCAAAGGTTCTCTAGCGTTTTGGAACTACTGGCAACAATTCTATGACAATATCTTTTTTCCAACTCTTGAAAAAGAAGGTATCGATACCGTCATTGATCTTGGAGACACATTTGATAATCGAAAGTCTATGGACTTTAATACCTATCATCGTGTTCGTGAAAACTATTTCGAGAAACTAGCAAAGTATAACGTTCACATGTTGCTTGGTAATCATTGTACGTATTACAAGAACACCAACCGCATCAACTCACCAGAACTTTTACTTGAAAAGTATCACAACATCACAATCTATTCTGAACCCAAGCATCTAAAACTTGGAAACAAAAAGTTTTTGATGTTGCCTTGGATTAATAAAGAGAACTTGGAAGAAGTAACAAATTTACTTGAGACTAGTGAAGCAGATATTTGTTGCGGACATTTGGAACTTAATGGGTTTGATGTGACGCCAGGTATGAGAATGGACCATGGCATGGATGCTGGTTTGTTCCATCGTTTTAAGCGTGTTTGGTCTGGACACTATCATCACAAGTCGAAGAAGGGTAATGTTCAATACTTAGGTAATCCCTATCAGATGTATTGGAACGATTATAAAGACCGTCGTGGATTCCATATCTACGATACTGAAAGTGATAGACTTAAGTTTGTTGCAAATCCTTATGAGATCTTTGACAAAATTTTCTATGATGATACTCGTGTAGACTACAACAAACAGGATGTGTCTGGTTATAAAAATCAGTTCATTAAACTTGTCGTTGAAGAGAAACGAGACTACCAAATGTTTGAAACATTAGTTGATCGTCTTTACAACGTAGGAGTCCACGATGTAAAAATTGTAGAGACCTTAGTTGATATTGAAGATCAGGTAGATCTTGAAGTTTCTACTAAAGATACACTCACTCTTCTTAATGAGTATATTGATGAAGTAGAAATGACCGTAGACAAATCTGATCTTAAGGGTTTGATGAGATCTCTATATATTGAGAGTTGTAATGTGGTCTAATGTTTATTGTAACTTTAGAAGATCAACCTGATGGTGTTTACTCTATCTTCGATGATGATGAGGATAGGGTAATTCCTATATTTCAGGAAGAAGAAGATGCTGACAGATATCTGATGATGCTACAGATTGATGAAGATTATCCACCCATGCAGATCCTAGAGATTGACGACCATGCTATAATTACAGCATGTCAAGAACGCGGTCATAAATTTTCTATTATTACTGCTGACGATTTTTTGATTCCCCCTGACGATCCTGAAGAATGATTATTTTTAAAAAAATCCGTTGGAAGAATTTTCTATCAACGGGTAATGTTTTTAGTGAAGTTGATTTACGAGCATCAAAAACTAATCTGATCATAGGATCAAACGGTGCAGGTAAGAGTACTATTCTAGATGCTCTTACCTTTTCTTTGTTTGGAAAACCATTCCGTAAGATTAACAAACCGATGCTAGTTAATAGCATTAACGAAAAAGATCTTGTAACGGAAATTGAATTCAGTATTGGTAAGAAAGAATACAAAGTAATTAGGGGTGTCAAACCAAATCTATTTGAAATCTACTGCAACGATCAGTTGTGGAACCAAGAGAGCTCTTTAGTAGAACAGCAGAAGAACTTTGAGAATAATGTTCTCAAGATGAACTATAAGTCATTCACACAGATTGTGGTGCTTGGTTCTTCTACGTTTGTTCCATTCATGCGTCTGCCTCTAGCACAACGTCGTGAGATTATCGAAGACATTCTAGACATCCAAGTATTCTCTACGATGAATGTTCTTCTTCGTGATAAAGTTAGAGAAAATAACGAAGACATTAAGACACTTGATTATGAAATCCATCTTGTGTCAGAGAAGATTGATCTCCAGAAGAAGTATATGCTTGAACTGGAAAAGAAAACTAAGGAAGAGATCACTCGTAAAGAGAATAAGATCGCTGAATTGTTGGGAGATGAGAATACTCAGCACCAAGAGATTGCGCGACTATCGTCTGAAGTTGAAAAACATTCTAAAGAAATGGAAGCGGTGTCTACCAGCACTTCAAAACTGAAGAAGTTAAACACTTTTCTTATTAAAGTTCAGGGTAAATTAAAGACTTGTAAAAAAGAACATGAGTTCTTTGAGAAGAATCATGTGTGCCCTACATGTACTCAGGACTTATCAGAAGAATTTCGTGATGAAAAGTTGGAGTCTGGAAAGACTAAGGTTGAAGAAATGCTTGTAGGATACAATGATATCCTTTCTGCTATAGGAGAAGAGGAAGTTAAGTTTAATAAATTTACTGAGCTGTCAAGTCAGGTCATGTCTATCAACAACTCTATCAGTCAATCTAACTTTCAGATCACGTCATTCAGAAAAACTATTTCTGATATCGAATCTGAGATTAAAGAACTGGAAGGTAGCAACCCAGACAAGAAAGCAGAGTTTGTAAAACTTGAGGGTCTTGTTAGGAATAAGAAACAATTGGGTGGCACCCTCGCAGAAAACCGTAAGGACCGTGATACACTATTAGTGGCATCGCAATTGTTGAAAGACAATGGTATCAAGACTAGGATCATCAAGACCTATCTTCCAGCGATGAACCAACTCATCAATCAGTATCTTCAAAGTA